CCGGCTTATTTAGAGCCAAGCTTTGAGATTGAAGCTGTTAGCTGTGTAATCTCTGCTGATTGCTTTGAGATATTCGCAAAGCCCGACAATTCTGTTGCCATGCTCTTTAAGGCACTTGCCGAGCTGACAAGTCTTGCAGTATCAAGGTCGCCAAGCTTTTCCATGTTTGTTGCAATCTTGCTAAAGGTACGTGTGTCAATACTGCTCACACTTCTAAGTGATGTTGCAAGTTGTGACATTCCGCTCGCAAAATTGCTTATGCTTGCACCATTGAGGGAATTGAGAGTAGTTCCAAGTTCTTGCAGTTTGCCTTGTAAGTTACCTATGGCTCTATTTGCTTGTTGCGCATCCGACTTGATTTGAAGCTCAATGCTCTCTGCCATTTTCTCACCTCCCTGTAATAAAAAAGAGCTACCCTAAAGTAGCTCTCATGTATTTAGTCTTTGAGCAGATAGTATGTTGTAATCAATCCAACATAGCCGTCTTGCTCAAGACATCTATTCTTTTGAAATACCATGACACATTTAGTGAGGTAGTCGCTCCACTTGCCGTAATCAGTATCGAGTTTATAAAAATGATACTTGTCATGCAGAGTTTTTCTTAACCACTTAATGGCTGTCGGGCAGTTATGCTTCTGACCGCTCCACAGATTGTGATTTTTGGCGAATCTCTGTGAATTAGCTCCAAACTTGCCATCTTCCTTAAGCTCATCTGTGTCAAATCCGATGTTCATGGCATGTTGCCATTTTCTTACATCATCATTATTGAGGTAATATTCCTCGTTGCCTTTCCAAGCGTTATTCTTTACCGGAGTTGCTATTGGTGCCGGATTATTCTCTATTCCATCGCCCTTATCAAGCTCAACATAGAGTAAGTTAGCGTCAGTGCTGTTATTCAGACCGCTACAAGTAAATGCGCTCGAATACTGCCAGCCATACAGAGAATGTTGAATAACAGGCTTCTTAGCGCTGTTAGGCTCATCACCAATAGACATTCCCTTAGTTGATGGATAGCGTGCAATCCAAAATGGACAATTAATCTGATTTGCGTATGGTGCAATGTACTGATTATAAAAGCTAAGCCCTGTGTATACACCAAAGTTAAGCCCAGCACTCTTGATAACACTCTGATATGTGTTGATAATATCAATAAGTGTCTGTCCAAGTCCTTGCTGGCACTTATCTTCAACATCTAACCAAACAAAGGTTTTTCTTCCGGCAAGCACCTCAATCACTCTCTGTGCATCTGTCTTTGCCTTGTCTACTGTCGTAGCGTATGAGTAGTTATAAACACCTTGTATTGGCATTCCTACATCAGTACAGCCTTTCCCGTTTTGCTCAAAGGTTTTATCCGGATTAAGGTCTTTGCGGATTATTTTAAGAATTGCAAATTGAACCCCAGCCCACTTAACCTTACTCCAATCAATATTTCCTTGATATGACGATACGTCAATTCCTTTATATGCCATATTTTCACCTCATTAATCAGGACTTTCAGGTAATCCTGACTGTCTTAATGCGTTAATTCGTTGGTTCATTTCATAAACGGCAATTTCCTCATTAGACTCCTTGTATTTAGGCTCGTTATCTTCTGAGTATTGCTCATTTAATGATTTCTCAATGTATTTCGCTCTTGCTTTGTTGCCATTTAAGGCTCTGTCGATAGCTGTAAGAGTTGCACTCAATCCGTATGTGCCCCACCAAGCCCACATGTTGGAGTCAGCTTCTTTTTGCTCGAGCATGTAAGCCTTTGAATAAGGCTCTAAATCAGCCGGACAAGACATATCTATGTCCTCAACGCTAAATCCATAGCCTTTAGTTGCTAAAAGCCAATACGGGCGGATTTCGTTACAATATACGTCCCATGTAAGCTCTTTTACTTCTTGATTGGTTTCTTCTTGGCTGTCTGCGCCTCTTTCGCCAGCATCTTCGATAAAAAACTGTTTTTCTCCATTTCCGCAGACAAGTCATTATAGAGTGATTGTAAATCTCCGCCCTCTTCATTCTCCGGGTCAAGGTAATCGTCAAGTAAATCGTATACCTTTACAAGCTGTTTCTCTTTTGCTTCTTTATTGTCAAAATCAAAGCCAAATTCGTCAGCGTGAAACTTTTGCAAGCCTACAAGCAAAAACTCCGGTAAAAATTCAAGCATGTTGTCAATGACTTCAAGCCCCTCACCCTGTTGCTCCATTCCTACGAGCCTTGGAATAATTTTATTCTTAACTACCGGTGCATATCCGAATTTAACTGTATACTCTTTTCCACTTAATTTAATTTTCATTTTATCTTTCCCTTTCTCCCTAATTTATATAGGGAAAGAGGCAGTATTAAAACTGCCTCAATTACCTTACTATATTGTATCTTCAAGTTCGCTGTCAGCCGTGCTATCATCATAGCCAACCGCTACGGCTTTTTCCGATTGGCTCACCCTTTTTTTGTGAGTGTGATTGCTGTTGGATAGCCTTGGTCATCCTCTGTTACCGCAACCTTGTAGTTATCCTCAATCCACTTAGGTACTGTCTGTACTGATACAGTCGCAGTTCCTGTTAAGTGGTCATCAGAAGCCTCACCTGGGGCGAATGACTCCTGACCGATAAAAGCGCAGATACCCTCTGAGCCTTTTCCGTCTGTACCATAGAGAATGATGAAGTCAAGTTTCTTGCCCTCATTAGTTACCATCTCGTCTTTGTACTTCTTCTCAAAGGCTCCCTCAACTTCCATAGAACCGGCTGAACGTCTGCCCATTTCCTGTGTTTCTACTAAATCTTCAAGAGTTGAAGTATCTACCATGTTCTGCGAACCGAATGGTGAGGGAATTGATTTTGCTCTAAGTAAGAGCTTGTAAGTTCCAGCCCAATAATCGCCACTTGTGGCAGACGCGGTTGGTGTCTTGTAAGCAATTCTACTTTTTAATCCTGTTGCCATTTTTGTTACCTCCTAATTTTTCATAAAAAAATAAGAGCCAAAAAGCTCTTATAATCTATCATTCCAGTCGAATGACCTCCTAGCACGTAATGTTGCAGTCCATAATTTGCCGTTTTTTCTAGCAAATGGGGCTGTTGTCAGCTTGAATGACATAGCTTTGTATTCATTAGCCACTGTCTGTGCCACATTCAAGGCTTCTGAACGGCTTTTATTCGTTGTAACAATTACTTGTGCCGTAAATAACACTGTATTTATTCTTTCACACTCTAAATCCTCATTCTGTTCAATAGGTTCGAGTGCTTGAACTAGCACTGTCGGGAAACTAGCTGTTGCACTGTCCGACTGTTCCTCTTGTGTGAATTTTAGCTTGGGATATTTAGTTTTCAATTTTTTCTCACATCGGGTTTTTACAATTGCATATGTGAGGCTTTCAAGGTCGTAGACCCATTGATTTTGACTCGCCACTTTATCACCTCAACTAAAATTTTTCCGTGCCGTTTTCATGATTTCATTTTCCATTTTTAAAAATGCGTGATACATCGGCATTGTAGGTGTAATGCCGTATGAATGGTGTAATTCTCCGCTTTCGTCTCTCCAATACCAACCCTCACTGTCAAATGCGTGTGTCTGCCCCGGAAAAGTTCCCTGACCGCCTCTCGCATCATTGAAGTGCGGCTTAGCTCTCCAGCCTGAGCCGTATTCGGCCATAAGCAAAGGCGATACATCAACTGTCTTAAGCCCATCTGCCGTCTGCCATGTGCTTTGTATCTGCCCTGTTTCCGTGGCAAGTACAATAGCTGTACAGCCGTCTGTTGTATCTTTAATTTCATAGCTAAATGTAATATAGTGCCCGAAATTGCCTGTATTTGCTCGTGCTACAGCAATGCCATTACTAGCAAGCTCTCCAACAAACGCTATGCACTTGTCCTGTAAGCGTTCTTTGTATCTTTTAAGCTTGTCTATCGCATCTTGTATAGATTTTTCTGTCAGAGAAACGTCAATCTTCACAATTACACCTCTTTTACAACTGCTTTCAACATGTATTTAACTGAGTAGAGAGAGGGTTTTACTCCTACTATTGTAAAGTCTGCGGAAGTCGAATCAACTAATCCGTTTTCATCCTTTGTAGGCTCGCTATCAAGCCAAATAACGTCGCCTTTTTTAAAAGGGTATTCTCCTCTGTCTGTTAGCAAAACAGCATCAAAATCAGCCGTATTAAAGCCATATTCCTTGTTCTGCGCTTCTCCTCCGTCAAACGATATATTTGCCCGAAAATCAACAGGCTCCGAAAAGCCTGTTTCCTCATGGGTGTAATATATTTTCTCTCCGTCCTCTGTTTCATAAAACTTTAGATTTCCGTCCTCGTCTTTATCGTATACTGTGACAGTTTGACCTTGAAGCGCGTATTTCATGGCTTGTTTATTAATGTCAAGCATTTTTCTTTATCTGCTTGTAAATCTGATTAACACCGGTACTTGCCATGCCCGACACAATGCCAACTGCTATTGCATCAAGAATGTTATCTGCCGGATAACCGGGAATTACAAACATTCCAACAATACCGAGTACTCCACCGGCTACACCTACGATAATAGGAATAATATTATCTTTAACCTGTGGTATCTGCTTTGAAGCATATCCGATTAAATAAGTAATTACCATAATGGCAACTACTGTAGGTACTTGTGTAAAGTCCATCAGTTTTTCCCTCCTTTACCTAAATGGATTTCCTCAATCTCATTTTTCATTTTTGTTACCATGCCATTACCACCGAG